GTCGTCAATGGCCGCCTCGTGCGTCGCTGGAAGGCGAAGAGCGACACCAATCACTATTTCGACGCCTCGGTTCTCTGTAACGTCGCCGCCAGCATGAAGGGCCTGCGGCTATTGAAAGACGCCAGCCAACATCCGGCCGTCACGTCCGCCGCGGAGTGGTACGCCGCACAACAGTCTCCAGCGAGGCGTCGCACATGAGTTTTTCCTTGACACTCTGCAACGGTCCCGAATGCCCGCGGTGCGGCTGCCGCGATTCCAAAATTCTCCAAGAGCCGCCCGACCCAGCGGTGCAATCATGGTGGGATCAAGGCCGCGCTCGGTGCAAACACTGCGGTCTCCTTTTTTTCTTCCGCGAGACACCCGCTCCGATCACGCCGCCAGCACCGAGCGAGGCACGAGAGCGGACGATCCTTTTTCCGCCCGCCGATTCTCCGTCGCCTGTCGAGTCGTCGGTTCTTTACCCCGTCCGCGGCTGCCCCGACTGCGGCTCTATCGCGATCGTGGTGACGTCGAGTCCGCGGGCCAAGTCTGGCCGGCCACGGCTCCGCCACCACCGCTGTAATCAATGCGGCTGTCTGTTCAAGTCAGTCGACAACCGTCCGCAAAAATCTCCAACTTGATTACAGATTCTGTAATCTGACCCAACCGAGATTTTGGCACGGAACTATAGACTGGGCTCCATGAGCATCGCCCAGGTCGAAGCCCTTTACGAAGCCGCAATCACCGCCCTCGACGCCGGCGACTACGCCACAGCCATCCAAAAAGCGATGGCCGCCAAGCTCCGTCTGGGCACAACGCCCAACGTGAGCAAGAGCGTCGGTAGCGGCTCTCAAGCGCTCACCTGGAATGACGCCTCGGCGATCGACCGTTTCATTAGCGACTGCCGCCGTCTGCAATCGGCCGTAGCCGTCGCCTCCGGGGGCGTGTTCGCTCAGTCGCCCATCCATTACCAGCGAGCCGAGGAATCGAGCTAATGACCACGGCCCGCCAGTCCGCGATCCTCGACCCCAGCGGCCAGCCCTTCATGGCCACGCCAGCGGGCAACGGCGTCCGCTACGAGTCGATGCCCGCCTGGCTTGCCGCCCGCAACTGGGAGGCCGGCGAAACCACGCGGCTGAACGAGGCCCATTGGCTCTACGACACGGAAAAGCCGATCAACGAATGGCTCTCCGAGCGATTGGAAAAGACGCGGGCCCGGGCGATCTATGAATCACGCAATAACGGCACGCTCGCCGGCATCCTTGTCACCCTGGCCGACGACGTCGTTGGTGCGGATGGCCCCGTACTGGAAGTCCAATCCGACAACGAGGCGTACAACACGGCCGCGGAAGCAGCCTGGCGTGAGTGGTTCCGCGCGCCCACGACGCGGCCCAACGTCTCCGGCGCGGCCACACTCAAGCTGTGGGTCCGAAACCTGCCCCGCTGCGGCGAATTTTTGGCCCGCATTGTCACCGATTCAACGGCACCCGGCCCGGTGAGCATGAGACTCCGCCCCACGCCGCCGCGCAGGCTGGCCTCGCCCACCGACCAGGCCGCCAATCCCCGATTGAGAATGGGCATCGAGTTTGATCGGCTCGACCGCCCCGTCCGCTATTGGATCGCCGAGGACTCCGCTGACGGCTACACGACGACCTATGAGCCGTGGCCGCCCGAGCTGATCATCCACGAATTTTGGATCGACGAGGAAGAGCAAGCCCGCGGCTTCCCCTGGTTCAATCCGTCGCTCCAACCGTCGGCCGACCTCCGGGACTACGACGACCAGGTGCAAGACGCCGCCCGCACGATGGCCGACCAATCGGCACTGCTGTACAACGAAAACCCGGAGACGCCATGCGTCACGCCCGGGACGACGACCGTGCAGCGCCGCACGATCAAAATGGCTCCGCCCGGTTGGAAGCCGTTCGTCTATCCGGCCACGCAGCCGCCGGTCCAATACCCGGATTATCGCGCCGAGCGACAGCGAGAGATCGGCCGCCCCTTCTGTATGCCCTTGATGATTGTGCGGCTCGATTCCAGCAAGCACAACTACAGCTCCGCCCGCTTCGACGGCCAGTCCTACGCCCGCTTTGTCGCCGGCATCCAGCTCTGGCTCTCCGGCAGCGACCAGAGCTACGGCACCTTGAATCGTCTTCTTGACGAAGTGCTCCGCGAGGCCCGTTTCTCCGCTCCAATCCTTCGTAGGCGTCCGCCCAAAGTCAGCTACAAGTGGACCTGGCCCAGCCGACCCCACGTCGATCCGCTCAAAGAGCGGGCGGCCGTTGAGGTCGGCCTTCGCACCCGCTCTCTCTCACTCACCGACGCCCTGGCCGCCGAGGGCAAGTCGATCGACACACACATCGAGACACTCAAGAGAGAGCAGCAGAAGTTCCAGGCGGCCGAGCTGCCCTTGCCGGCCTGGATGACTGGCCAGAGCGAGGGCCAGGGCCTTGATCCCGAGGGCGAGGACGACGCCGAAAACGCAAAGGCCGCCAGCAATGGATGAATCACTACGCCGCCACTTGATCGACCGTTACGGCCTGCTGCCCGCCGCCAACGAACAGCAGGCCCAAGAGTTCTACGCGGCCTTGCCCTTGGATGCCAAGGGCCGGATCGGCGTAGAGCTGGCCAACCTGGCGGCGGCGCCTGAAACGCGGCCGATTGATCCGCTGACCGTTCGCAACGAACCCACGCAAACCCGCGACCTCACCGCCCGCGTCTTTCACGTCCGCGCCGAGTCACTCGACGAAAAAACCCGTAGTGTTGAGGCCGTGATCGCCAGCGACGATCCTGTCGCCGTCTGGGATTACCGCCGCGGCGAAGTAATCGACGAAATCCTACGGATGGACGGCGCCGAGCTGCCCGCCCAGGTCCCGCTCCTGGACAACCACTACCGCTGGACCACCGACGACGTGTACGGCAGCGTCCGCGCGATGCGCGTGGCCGAGCACGAGATCACCGGCCGGCTCCATTTCGCTTCCGGCGACGAGCGGGCCGAACGCGCTTATCAAAAGGTGGCCCAGGGCCACGTCCGCGACGTCTCCGCCGGCTACCGCGCCAACGAGTACACCGACATCGAACCCGGCAAATCAGCGATCGTCGCCGGCCGCTCCTACACCGCCGGCCAAAGAACCCTTCGCGTGACCACGCGATGGGCCCTCAAAGAAGCCTCCGTCACTCCAATCGGCGCCGACGCCCGATCGAAGATTCGCCAAGAAACCCCTTCCTCCCAAGCGAGAGAGCAAGCCATGCCTCCCAAACTCCGCGCGTATCTGGAGTCGATCGGACTCCGCAAAGATGCCACCGACGCCGACGCCTGGGCGTTTTACGCCAAAACCCAGGGACCGCAACGCACTGAGGCCGACCAGCACCGCGGCGAAGTCCAGCCGCCCGCCGACACCCGGACGAGCCCGCCCGCGGATCCGCCCGCGCCGCCCACTGACGGTCAGCGCACCGACCCGCCGGCCGATCCCGCCAACACCGACCCGCAAGCCGTCGCCCGCCAGGCCGTCGCCGCCGAGCGCGAACGGGTCCGCACCTTGCGGACATTGGCCAGCGACGACGTTCCCGCAGAGATTTTACAGCGGGCCGTGGACGAGGGATGGGACGAGCCCCGCGCTAACCGCGAATTTCTGGCCGCCGTCCGCGAGCGCCGCCAGCCTGGCGAGGGCGTCCCTGATTCTGCCCCGGCCGGCCATTCGCGGAGCCACGAGCGGGACGTGAACGCGCGGAGTCTGGCCGCCGCGCTGTTGATTCAGGGCGGCCTCGATCCCACGCGATACCGCTCCTACGACACGGCCCAGCAGACCGCCGGCCCGGCCTTTAGCGCGCAGGACGCCGACCTGGGCGGCAGAATCCGCGGCCTTTCCGCCCCCGATCTGGTCCGCGAATGCCTCCGCCACGACACGGGGCGGACCTACCGCACGATCGACGAGGCCCTAGCCCGGCTCCGCGACGACCGCGAGATGGGCCGCGCTGCCGTCTCCGGCGGCACGCTCTCCTACGTCTTCGGCACGAACATCTACGCCAAGCTGATCGAGGGATGGACGCTCAGTCTCGACTCCACTGCCGGCTGGTGCGACGAGGAGGACGTGCCGAACTTCCTTCAGCAAGAGGAAATCACGCTCGACGGCCAGGGCCGCCCCGAGCAGCACTCCGCCGGCGGCACCGCCACCCACACCACGATCAGCGACAGCCACGAAACCTACCGGGCCTATCGCTTTTCCAAGCAGGCGGCCGTGGACGAAATGGACATCATCAACGATCGCTTGGGCGCCGTGATGAAGTTCCCCGTCCTCTTGGGCCAGTCCTTCCGCCGTATGCGGCCGAACCTGGTCTACGCGACCCTGCTGTCGAACCCGACCCTCGTGGCCGACAGCACGGCCGTGTTCCACACAGACCATTCCAATTTGGGCACCGCCGCGTTGGCCTCTGGTGCCTTGGCCACCGCCTTGTCGGCCATTGCGAGCCAGCGGGACGCGAACAACGAAGTGCTGGATATCCAGGGCCGCTGGCTGATCGTGCCGACCGCGCTCCAGTGGACGGCCGCCACGCTCTTGAACAGCGTGGCGATGGCAAAAACCCACGCCACGAAGAGCGACCCGGACTACATGCCCGTGAACCCGGTCGGGCCGCTCGTGATCAAGCAGGTCATCGGCGACAACCTCACGCTCGTTTCCGACGACCGCATCGGCGCCACCGGCTGCTGGAACCCGATGACCAAGGCCACACAGACCGGGACGGCCACCAACTGGTTCTTGTCCGCCGGCCCCTTCCGCGGCGTCCGCGTCCTCTACCGCCGCGGCACAAACCGCCAGCCGGCCGTCCGCAACTACACCCTGGACAAGGGCCAGTGGGGTATCGGCTGGGATATGAACCTGGACATCGGCTGCAAAATTCTCGACTTCCGCGGCCTCTACAAATCCACCGGCGCCGTTTAACCCCAGAGCGACCACGCAAGGCGGCCGACCGCTGAATCGGCCATTTTCCTTCCCGCAGTTTGGAGTACGAACCAATGGCAGAAGCCACCATCTACAACGATTCCGACGTCCTGGACGTCACGACTCCGGCCGCCGGCTACACGGCGGGCGAAGTGATCCAGCTCCCCGATGGCCGCGCGGCCGTCGTCACCGGCCTCCAGGCCAAAACCTCGGGCGAATCGGCCGGGCTGAAAACGTCCGGCCAGGTCACGCTGGCCAAAACCGCCAGTGTCGTCATCCTCGACGGCGGGCGCGTCTACTGGGACCGCTCCGCCAACACGGCGACGCCGCTCCAGGCTTTTGCCGGCGCCGACTTTTTCATCGGTGTGGCCGTGGGCGACGCCGCCTCAGCCGCGACGACCGTCGTCGTCGACCTGAACAAGCAGCCCAACTATCTGGTCGACTTGCACCGCGATCCGTTCGATTCGGTGACGGTGCTCACCGCCGGCACGCCCACCATCGTGGATCTCACGGGCGAAGTGACGGCCAGCTTCTCGGCTACCGCCGAGGCGCAAAAACTCGACCTCCTGAGCCGCAATTCCGTCCCCGTGACCATCCCGATGATTTTCGAGGCCCGCTTTGCCGTGGGCACCGTGGCCGACGCCGACGTCGCCGACCTCTCGGTCGGCCTGGCCAACGCCACCCACGCCAGCGACGCCGACTCGATCACCGAAAGCGTCTTTTTCCACCAGGACAGCGGCGCCGACCTGAACCTGGACGCGGAAAGCGACGACGGCACGACCGAAGTCGCGGCGACAGACACGACCGTGGATATCGTCGCCGGCACCGACGTGGAAGTTTGGCTCGACGCCCGCGACCTGACGAACGTCAAGTATTACGTCAACGGCGTCGAAGTCCTCGCCGCCACGGCGAACCTCGGCAACGTCGCCGCCGCCACCGGCCCACTCAAGGCCCTCTTCCATTGGGAAAAGAGCGCCAACGACAGCCCGGGCGTCGCCCGCATCAGCCATCTGGCGATCCGCACCACCGACGTGACGTGAGCCTGGCGTGTCGCAGTTTGACGAAGACTTCGCCTCGGCCAATGACCTCTTGGCCGAGGCTTTTGGCGAAGAGGTCACGATCGCCCGGGGCGCGGCCAGCACCCCGGGCGTGACGGCCCAATGCACACTCCGCCAGTACGAGGCGAGCGACCGTTTTGGTGCGACCACGACAATCCAATCGGCCGATTTTGTTGCCGACCGAACGGATTACGACTTCGGTGGCGGGCCGGTTGAGCCCAGAACAGGCGACCGCATTACCCGCATCATCGGCGGCGCAACCGTGATCTTTGAAGTGATGCCCATCGGCGACGGCCGCCCCGCCGAGTGGGCCGACGAAGCGGGAGACCAGTGGCTCATTCATACGAAGCGCGTGAGCTGAAGCGATGCCCTCCACTCCCGAAGTCTCGAAAGTCGCCGACGCCGTCGCCGCACAGTTGAACGCCGGCGTTGCGGTCGACGCCTTTTCGCAGGACTTCGCGGCCGCCCGCAGTTTCATTTCCGAGACAAAGCTCGAAGACCTCGGCACGCTTCACGTCGATGTTGTGCCCGTCACTCCCGCCGCCGCAATCGAGGCCCGCTTTTCCCTTGGCTGCATGAACCAGGTCGACGTGGCCGTTCGCAAGCGATTCGAGGGGGTCAGCCTCGACGCCACAACCGGCAAACCGACCAACGCGGCCGTCGACGCGCTGCTTTACCTGGAACAAGAGATTTTTGTCTATCTGGCCGAGCACAAGACGCTCGGCACCTACAGCGACGCCAGCTTTGTGGCCGTCGAAGTCCGCGCCGCATGGGTCCCCGAAGACCTGAACGGCAATCAGCAATTTACCGGGATTTTGCGCGTGACCTATCACACGAGCTTGAGCCTGCAACCATGATCGGCGTCGACGGCAAAGCTGAGTTTGACGGCAAGCCTGTTGAGGAGGCGGCGAAAAAGGCCGCTTACAAGAACCTGGGCCACGCCGCCGCCAGCCTGCGCAAAGAAGCCATTGCGTCGATCAAAAAGGATCGCGGCCCCTCGCCGGCCGGCGAGCCCGTCCACACCCGCCAGGGACTTGCCAAGCGGGCCCTGCTCTACGCCGTCGACAAAGAAGCCGAGGAGGCGGTTGTCGGCTTTTCCGCGGCCGTCGTCGATGAAGCGATGGCCGCCCATGAATTGGGCGAGCCGCATAAGGGCACCGACTTCCCCAAGCGTCCCACGATCGGCCCAGCCTTGGAACGAAACGCCTCTCGCCTTGCCGAAACTTTTGAGGGCACCATCGGGAGATAAACAACCTCCCTTTTCGACAACCTGATTCATCGCCTCGGCAGACCGGCCAGTCCGCCGACAAGCGAGCCAATGAGAAAGCCATGCGGGGCCGCATCTCCGCATGGCTTTTTTCATTGGCAGCAGACCTAACCCCAAACCAAGGAAAAGCCCCATGCCCACCAAAGTCACGAAGATGGCCTTCGAGGGCCTGCTCTACTACGGCGCCGCCGGCACCACGGCCGCGACGCTCCTGGAAAACGTCACCGAAGCGACGATCAAGACCACATCGACCAAGGGCAAGACGACGCCCCGCGGCGACGGCACCGGCCCGCCTGTGACTTCCGAGCGCGTCACCGAACTGACACACCAACTCGAATTCACCATGCTACTGAAGAGCGACGACACGTCGCTGGAGGCACTCCGCGCCGCCGCCCATCTCGGCACGCCCGTTGCGCTCCGCGGGCTAGATTATGCCGCCGGCAAGGGTCCCGATCTGGATTACACGCTGGACGTGGAAAACGGGCAGCCCGAGAGCGGCAATCAGACGTTGAAATTTACCGCCAGCCCCACGGACGAAGCGGGCCGCACACCGACCAAGGCCCTCTTGTACTGCTGAGCTTTCAGCCCTCAACCCTGAACATCGACGAGGATCTTCCCATGCCCTCCGGATCAGCCAGCATCATCTCCGCGATCGACGGCAAGAGCCAGACGCGGACCGTTTCAAAGACGGCCGACAACGCCGCCCACTACGGCGACTCGGCCAGCCCGATCGCACTCCCGGCCGCCAACGCGATCGCGGCGGAAAATTTCACGAACAACGGCGACGCGACGGCGACGGCCACGCTCACGGGCGGCCATACCGTCGTCGACGGCACGGCCGATCTCTATTGGGCCGCCGGCGTTCGCTACGGCTGCACTGTGGACGTCACGGTCAATAGCGTGGTGATTTCCGCCGGGGCCGGTGACGCCCTGCCCACCACGGGCACCGCCTGCAAGCTCGCCAATCAGGTCCAAGTCAACTGTGCGATCGACGGTGACCTGGCCGTGATGGTCAATGTCATGGCCACAAAACGGTCCCACGTCGACTTCCAGGACGCCGACGACGACTCCATCCGCGCCGTCAAGCTGGAGGCCAACAACCCTGACCTCTGGGACGAGGACCAGCTCGACGAGAACGCGGCCTACAACCCCTATACGGGCGACCCGATCACCAAGGCCATGTGTTCCAACGGCGAGACGGCCGCCGGCACACTGCAAATCGACGTGCTCCAGGACAGCACGCCGTAAGCCGCAACGCAAAACAAAAGCGAGACCATGGCAAAATTCACCGACAGCGCCGGCCGCGACTGGATCCTCCGGCTCAACGTCGACTTGATCGAAAGCGTCCGCGAACTGGACGTCGACTTGGCCGATATGACCAGCCGCACGTTCTTTCGCTTGGCCGACGACCCGATCATGCTCGTCCGCGTCCTCTGGCGGCTCGTGGCAAAACAAGCGGAGGAAACCGCCGTCACCCCCGCGGACTTCGGCGAGGCCCTCGTGGGCGACGCCATCGACGCCGCCAGCGAAGCCCTCTTGGAGGCGATCACCGATTTTTTCCCCAAGCGGAAGAGGGAACTCTTCCGCAAAGCGGCCGAAGTGGGCAAGCGGACGATCGCCGCCGCCGACGGCCTGGCGGCCCGGACGATGGACGATCCGGCGACCCGGGAGCGACTGGCCCGGGCGATGGAAGCCTTGCAGCGGGCGGAGCTGGAAAAAGCGTTGACCCAGTTGGAATCTGCTACGAACTCGGCGGATTTTGCGGCATCGACCCCCGCCCCTTCAGTTGGCGGGAGTTAGACCGCATGGCCCGGCCGCGGCGACTGGCCTTGGATTCGTTCACCCGCATTCTGGCCGCCGCCTGTGGCGTGCGATTGGAAATGGCCGACGACGTCCTGCCCTACGACCCGGCCGTGATGGAGGCGATGGCAAGAGGAGACTGAGGACCGACTGAGATGGCATCCAAAAGCGACATCGAAGCCGGCCGCGCCTTCGTCCGCCTCTACGTCAAAAAGACGGAACTGGAGCGGGGGCTGCTACAGGCCAAGGCCCGGCTGAAAGATTTCGGCAACGGGCTCAAGGCCGTGGGCACCGCCTTCATGGCCAGCGGCACGGCGATCGTCGCGCCCATTCTGGCCGCCGCCAAACATTTTGCCGATTTCGGCTCCCAGCTCAACGATATGTCGGCGCGGACGGGCATCTCCACCAATGCCCTGGACGAACTGGCTTACGGCGCCGAACAGACGGGCCAGTCGATTGAGACCGTCGAAGGCAGCATCCGCAAGATGCAAAAGTCCATCGGCGACGCCGCGGGCGGATCAAAGGCAGCCACCGAGGCCCTCGACGCACTCGGACTCAGCGTCGGCCAGCTTCAAGGGTTTTCACCCGATCGGCAATTCGCCCTCATCGCCGAGCGGCTCACAGCCATCCAGGACCCGACCGCCCGGGCCGCCGCCGCGATGAATATCTTCGGCCGCTCCGGCACGGCCCTGTTGCCGTTGATGGCCAATCTGGACGAACTGACCGCGAAGGCCCGCGAAGTCGGCCGCTCCATGAGCGCCGAGCAGGCCGCCGCGGCCGACGCCCTGGGCGACGCCTGGGATGATGCAAGATCGGCGGCCGGCGGACTTGCCAACGCGATCGGCGCGGCCGTGGCCCCCAAGCTCACCGAACTCTTGGAAAAAACCCTCGAATCACTCACCACCGCCCGCCAATGGATCGACGCGCATCAAGAGATGGCCTTTACGGCCCTGAAAGCCGGCATCGCCATCGGGGGCATCGGCGCCGCATTCACCGCCCTGGGTGCTCCCGCGCTCGCCGCCGCCAGCATGCTCGACGTCGCCGCCAAGGCCGTCGCCGGCCTGCGGATCGCCTTTGCGTTCCTCGCCCTTCATCCGGTCATCGCCGTCCTCGGCGGGCTCACGCTGGCCCTGGGCGCCGCCTACGTCGCCACCCGCAAGCTGGCCGCCGCCGGGCTGGAGCTGGAGGAATGGCAGTCCCGCGAGCTGGAGACGACGCGGGCCCGCCAGTCCGAGGAAAAAAAGCTGGCCGCCAGGTTGGAAGAGCTGGCCGGCAAGCAGCGATTGACCAGCGCTGAAATGAAAGAGGCCGAGTCGATTATCGACCGCCTGCGGGCGCAGTACGGCGTCACCGGTGCGACCATCGACAAAACCAATGGCACCGTGCAAATCGCCTCCGGCTATTTCGATCAGCTCGCCCTCTCCATGCAGCGCGTGGAAAAAGTCAAACTCGACGCCGCTCTCAGGGAGAACCTAGCTCAACAGACAAAAGTCATGGATGAGCTATCCAAACGCGGCGGAACGTCGCTGGGCTTTCTCACCGAGTACGCAGAAGTTCAGGAATTCACCGAGCAGCTCGAGGAATTGCAGAAGGCGCAAAACCGCCTCATTCGCCAGAAGGCCGACCTTATGGGCGTCCCTATGCCTGGCGAAGCTGCTCCGCCGGCGGGATCACCCGCCGACGACGAAAACGACGCCACCTCGCTGGACGTCGACCTGAAGGCCGCGGAAAAGTCCGCCAAGGACCTGGCCGACTTCCGCCAAAAACTCGACGACGATCTCCATAACGCCCGCATCGACCAAATCAAGGACGAAGAAGAGCGGGAGCTGGCCGGGATCCGCGCCAAGTACGAAAAGGAGCGGGCCGAACTGCGGCAGATGCGAAAAGATGCGGCCGCCGGCTCCGGTGACAAAAGCCCGCTGGACATGGCCCTCGGCACCGTCGAGACAAACCGCCAACGGGAGATGGCGGAGATCGACCGACCACCCCTTCCGCCAGCTGAGGCCGCGCGGCTGAAGTCGCTGAAAACAGAACTCGCCGGCCTTGAGGCGTCGCCCATTGATCTGGACACCGGCCCGGCCGCGCTCCGTCTCAAGGCGCTCCGCTCGCAGATTGCCGAACTGGAGACCAAACAGCGGCCCCAGATCAGCGTTGCGGAACGCGAGGAGCGGACCGCCCAGATCAACCGCCGCCACGACGCCCTGGCTACCGCCGCCGCCAGGGCGACTCTGCCGCAGATCGAGACTGAGCGGCAAACCAAGCTGGACGAAACCCGCAATACGGCGATCGCCGACCGTGGCCGCCTGGCGCTGGCCAATTTCGAGCCGGAAATCAAAGCGAAGGCCGCCGCCGACATCGACGAAGCAGAGGCCGAACGTATTGCCGCCATCAACGCCAAGTATGACGAGCGGAAAAAGCAGCTCGAAGAGACGATCGCCCTGCAAGAACGGCTCAACGAGGCCCAGGCCGCCGAAGAGGCAACCGTCACACAAGAGCACGCCGAGCGCCGCAAAAAGGCGGAAAAGGACGCGATCTACGAGACGGCCAAGCTGCAACTCGAACTCGACAAGCAGCGCCAAACCAGCGACCCATGGAAAAGCGGCCTGGCTGAAGAGCTGCGGCTCTTGGACTTGGAAAAAGAAAAGGCCCTCGCCGACCTGGCCGCGGAAGGCACGCTCGACCCGGCCCTCGTGGAACAGACCAATAAGCAGTACGCGCTGCGCGGCCAAATGGCCAGCGAAGCCGAGACGGCCCGCCTGTCCGACCAGGCCGCCAGCTACTCCGCCCCCAGCGCGCTCATCCGCGGCACCGCCGAGGAATACAACGCCTCCATCAAGGCCCAACAGGAAGACCGGCTGCAAACGTTGGCTAAACAGCAGGTCGACACGATCAAGGCGCAGCACGAGACGCAGATTAAACAGCTCGCCGAGGCGGTCGAACTAAACCATCGCATCATCGATCTCGTCCGCGGCCAGCCCGTCGTCATGGGGGCCACACCATGACGATCTTGATTCGTGAAATTGTGGGCCGCGGCGGCAAGGCCAAAGTCACCGGCGAGCGGGAATACGACCGCTACTTCTTGGGCCTCGTTCCCCTGGCCGACCAGCCCACCAACGAAGTGGCGATCAGCGTGGCCACCGGCTGCCCGCGACGCTACGACCCACTGGGGCCGCAGGATCCTGGTGCCAAGCTCACGGATCTTGACACCAAGGAAAGCTCCGAAAGCCTGTGGAAGATTGCCGCCCATTACACCGTCAAGTACGGCAACGAGGCCGAGCAAAACCAACCCAATCCACTCTTGCGCCCCGCGAAGTGGCACTATGAAACTCAAAAAGGGACGCGAACCCGGCTCCGCGACATTTTTGGAAACCCTTATGAGACGACCCTGCACGAGCCGTTTCAGACGCCGCCCGAAACGCCCTACGGCACCAGCCGTTGGACCGTGACGCGAAACGTGTCGGGCTTCAACAGCAACGTCACCGACTCCTACGCCTGGACTGTCAATTCCACGAGCTGGAAGGGCCGCTCCGCGAACAAGGTTCTTTGCGAGGGAATCACGGCCGACGAGCAATGGGAAAACGATTATCACTTCTGGACGCTGACCTACATCTTCCACGTCGACCGCAACGGATGGCAGCCCGTGGAAGTGGGCAACTGCGGCTACCGCTACCTCGACGACTCTGGCGTTGAGCAGAAAAGCGAGACGCTCGTTTACCTGAACACGGCCAACAACAAAAAATGGACCGACACCGATCCTGTGGCCAACAAGTACCTTCTCCGCTACCCCTTCGACCGCCGCAATTTTGGGCTCTTTCCAGTTTGAGACAATGGCCGACAACGGAATCAGCTTTGACGATCAGACGGCCCGCCGCCTCTTGAAGATGCTCAAGACGTGGGAAGGCGAGCCCCATTTCCGTGGCTTTGTCCCACCCAAGCCCGGCCCGCCGCCCCATTACGATCCTTCAACCTCGACACTCATGGTAGCGGCCGGCGGAGTTGCGTTCATCAACCAGGGCACCGCCCTGGGCACTGCGCACATCTCATTAGGCAACAATGGCAGTTGGACGTTTGGCCAACTGCTCGGCGATTTTTCCCAGATGGGGATCTCCCGGCTCGCCTGCTCCGCCTACGACGATCCGTGCCTGCGATTCGCCAGGGCCGGCTGCTACAAGTTTGATTGGACACAGTACGCCAACCAAGCCGGAGATTGGCCGGATTATGCGTTCATCGAACAGATCACTGGACCCCAAGACCCGGTCACCTATCCGGACCCCAATCACTATCACACCTTTGAATACGATGTTCCCTCGCCGCCGTGGGTGGACTTCATCTCCACCGTCTACCATCGGCCGACAACTGGCGGCCTTTGGAATCAGTTGATGCAGATCCCGGGCCACATGAATTACGCGGGCAACCTGGGGGGAACAAACAATTGGGTCTGCCAGTCAGCCTCGGTGCTCCTAAACTTGGCCGCCGCTTCCGATCTCAAAATCCACTCGTATTTTGCAAACCAGAGCTATCTGATTATGTCGGCGGACGCGCTGATCGGCTTCACCAGCACCGTCGTTATCCAGTACGTCGGTAATCAGCGCGACAACGATCTTTAGCCATCCATGCCCGACCCTTCCACCTACAAAACGATCCACTTCCTTCGCTCGCTCGGCGAGAGCGTGGCCTACTATCGCATCGACCAGCAAAAGGACGGCGGGGCGTGGAGCGAGATCGCCACGCTCTGGACTGTGGATGAGCTTTGGCAGTACATGCTGGCCACGGGCACGCTCGACGACCTGGCCGAATACGCCTGGCGGATCGTCCCGCTGGATGCCGCGGGCAACGAGTGCGCCGAGCCGCTGGTGCTGGCCGCCGAGCTTTTCGTGAGGGAGCCCGACGCCCCGGATTTCGGCGTGATGTTTAACAGCCCGGCAACGACCGTGACGTTTACCCAATGAGATAAAAATGGCAACCGTTCTCAATCGCACAACCTTGGAACTTCGGCAGAGCGTCAACAGTCCAGACTTTCCCGCCGACCAATGGCTGCATAACCCCGATCTAGCGGCCGTACAGGGCATCGCCAACAAATATTGGAAACTCACCGGGGAC